TTGTAACTCATTTCGATCTGCCTTCCGCGAAGCCTTTAAATACTCTTTCTTTTTTTTCTTCAAGTGTCTTTCCTTCCAGAATATTTTCTTCTTCTTGTATGCGGTTGAGTATTTCAAATGCATCAAATATAGCTAGCTTTTTAGTAGCCGCAGCGTTCTTTAGTCTATCAGCAGAAACATCATCATCTGTATTAGTAATGATTTGCTCTTGAGCTACTTTAATCAACTCATCAACTGCCTTACGCCCAGCTAGGATTATACGCTTTTTCGTTTCCTTGGTATTCATATTTGATTGTAATAAATTTATTTAAAACTCTATATAATCGTTTGTTTTCAACAACAAACTCATAAGTAGAAAATGGTGTAAATCCAACAAGATCATTAACATTAAATCTTCCGTCTGTATAAGTTACAATACCCATACACTTTTCTTCTGGTGTAAAACTATTTTTATCTAAGCTTTTTATTGGCTGAACAAAACAATAGCCGTCACAAGCTTTTAATTCGTTGTTTCTTTTGTATAAAAATATTTGATCTTCTTTAACTAAATAAGTGTTTTCGTCAAAAAAGCTTCTACTATTTTTTTCTTTGCCTTTAATATCGTGCCAACGTCTAAAAACATTGTGATGAACTATTACTTCATCTCCAGGCTTTATATTAGTTTTATAAGCTGTAGGTGTAGATTTTACAATAGCTGTTCTATTTACAAATTGATGATTAAATATTTCTGTATTTAATATAAGTTCTTTGTCACCAATTTTTTTAACATTATTATATCTACTACCTTTTGGCTCTATAACAAAGTCAAACGGTGCTTTCATTAATACTCTAAATTATATTCAACAGACACTGCCATGTTTTTATTAAAGTCTTTCCATGGTAGTACATCTTTATTTTTTTTAATATAAATAGAATATTTATCTTTTTCTTCTATAATGTCGCATATAGTATGACCACCATACACTTCTTGCCCCACGGCATAGTGCATGGCGTCATTTTTATAATCTTTGCCAACACTAATCTTTCTTATCAGCTTCGACATCTTCTTTGTAGTTTATAGTACCATCTTGAACATTAATATCAAAAGTACCGTATTCTTTTTCAAAATCAGCTTGCATCATTGTTAATTGATCTTGAACTGACATGATGCTGTGAAGTAGCTGATGTTTTCTAGTCTCTAGTATACCCAAATCTAACTGCCCTCTATTCATAGCGTTAACTATGTTTTGTACTTTTTCTAGCTCTTCAGCTGTAATTTTTTCTGCCTTAGGTTTAAGGTCTACAATTTTTTCCTTTTTAGGAGTTTTTACTTTTGCCATAATTTAATTTAATTTAAGTTAATTGTTGTTTTAAATCTGAATCCCTAGTTTTATTCTAATAGGATTTGCTGTTAAAAGCTCGTCTTCATCTGTTATATCTACAGTTGTGTTAGCTTCTGAAAAAGTTAAAGTAGTAGCTTCAACTTTAGTTAATGTTCCTGGTATTGGAGTGTCTAAGTCGTGTACATAAACTTGATCGCCAACTTTAAATATTTTTCTAGCATCTATAGTTTTAACAGTTATAGTTGTAGACTGAGCAGAAGAAGCGTCAACAGCTCCGTCAGCTAAAACACCTGTTCCATAGTTTCGAGCTTGACCTTGTATTGCCGCAATATAAAGCTTGTCAAATCCTGTCGTAGTATTAGTAGTATGATCTAATTGATACACTATAGGTAAAGTATGACCTCTACCGCCGCTACCGCCATTACCAGTTGTAGCAGTATTATATATTATGTTAAAATCTGCATGAAGTAAAGTTCCAACACCGGCCGTGCTTTCTATTTGAGCCGCGCTTATAAAATGCTCTTGCCAGCCTACGCCGTCAGCTGAAGCACCTATAGTACCAAGGCTTGGCGGAGCAACACCCCTAAGAGATCTAGCGAATAAAATTTCATAGTCTGTTAAAGATCCAGATCCATAAGCTGCATCTTCAGCATTAACAATTGCTGATATACTTTGTATCATACCTGATCCTGCAGGAACATCTACAGCTGTCCAGTCAAATATAATATCGCCTGCAGCAATATCTGCTGTTCCGTTGTTGTCAGATACGTCTCCATTTATGCAATCTGGAATTACGTCTACTGTTAAAAATTGTGCCATTTTATTTTTCTTTTATTTGTTCATTTTTCTTTGAGCTTCCACCGAAGAAGAAGTCTATTATTGTATTTACTTTAGCACTCATAGCGCCAAATATTGTTGATATAAAGCTAATTTCAAACTCACCTAAGTTTATTGATTTTGTAACAAAATAATTAAACATTACAAATGTAATGCCAAAATATGCTACAGTAAACAAAGTTGCTAATACTTTTTGAATAATAGCATCGTCTTTATACATTTCTCTTGCAGACTTGCGATCTTCGACTTCTTTTGCAAACGCTTCGCGCTCTGCATCAAGAAGTAGCTTTTTAAGAGCAAGCTTAGCTTCATCGCGTTCTTTGTCTGTAGTAATGACTTTATCAAGTATGCCTTCTGCATTATCTACTATTTTACCAAATAAACCACCTATTAAATTATTCATCATATCCGTTTCCGCTATTTGCTTCTTTTTCCCAAGGAAAACCACCATCACCAGCTTCTTTAGCTACGCCATCTACTACTATCATATCTTTACCATCAATAGTAACCCTTGGGTAAGTTGTGCCGTTATACTTTACAAAGTTATCACCATAAGCTAACTTGCCTGTTCTCATGTCTGTAGCATGTCGCATTTCATGGTTTATAACTTGTCTTTCATTAAAGCTACCAGGAACAAGCTTATCGCTTATGTATATACTACCGTCCATGTTAGCTTCACCTAATACGCCTTCATCTAAAGGCTTTCTTATAATAGGTGTTCCAGGTACCGAAGCATCACCTCCAGCTTCTTTGCCAAATTTAAGCTTATTGTTAACTTGGCCTTTAGAAGCGCTAAACTTTTTTGCTTTACCTAGTTTATAAACCATTATTTAATTTTATATTTATCGAATAGTCTATTTAAAAAACCTGGATGATCTTCTCTATAAGCTTTTTTCGCAGATCTATCGTGTTTTCTTTCTTCTTTTTTTCTTTTTCTTTTTTCTTCTTTTGACTCTCCGTTTCCAAAGCCACCAAAACCTTTCATTGAATATGCCATTATCTATCTTTATCTTTTATCATACCATCAATAGCCTTGTTAAAAACTTTATCAGTATATGTTTTGCTTTTGTAAAATACACTTCTATCTGATGTCGGCATATCTTCTTCGCCTAACAGTATTCTATATATTCTACTTATTAACTGGCTACATTTAAACGACGTTTTAAATACAGAATACTTTATTGTAGTTCTGTTTCTTTGTCGCCAAACTTCTATCCAGCCTTGTTTTCTTAGACGCTCCCACCTTTCTTTATCCCAAGAATAAGTGTAAACTCCGTCTATAAATTCTTGTCTTGTAAACCGACCTTTACAGTCTAAGTATATTAGTAGTTCAAGGTCAGCGTCTTTTAACCCGTAAGTCTTACAAGCCCACTTTCTAGTGAGCCTGTAATACTTAAGGATTTGTAATTCACGTAAATCGTGAGGAGTTAATCTCAACTAACTATTAGTTATCAGGATTAGTGTCGTCATCAGCTGTCTTAATAATAACTGCTGAAATAGCTGAATGAATAAACTTGCTATTATTCATGTCAGCAACAACAACAAAACCACTAGAAGTAGCAGGTGCTCCGTTAATAGCTCCTACAATAGCTTCGCAAACTTCTTTATACTTACCAGAAGTATAAGTTAGCTCAACATAGTTTTTAGTAGAGTCAGCATCAGTACCTTCTAAAATTCTAGGATTTTTAAAATAAAGATTACAAGTTGTAGCAGCTGTAGCGTTAATACCAATTACCGCGTCAGCAGGAACAACCATGTTGTCAGCAGCGGCATCAGTACCGCCAGCGTCTGCAAAATACAAAAAATTTTTCATTGTTAAAATTTTTAATGATTAATAAATACTTTTTTTACGTTTATGTTTTATGGATTATAGTTTGTGGTTTAGGTTTAATCAATTAGTACGACGTCTTGTTGTTTAATAACGCCGTAAAATTTATCGTTATGCTGAATACCATGCCCAGCGTGTTTATCGTAATAAACAATATCTTTTTCTTTTATACCTTCTACAAGATGTCCTACAGACACTACTTTAGCCTTTAAATACCTATTGTCACTATCTGTATCTTCAGTAAGTATTAAACCACCAACTTTTTTTTGATCTTGTTTTATAAGATCTATTACTATGTAATGATTAACTGCTTTCATTTATTCTAACATTTGAAATTACACAGTCAGCGGATATTATAGTAGTTACAACAGACACTGCGTTTTTAAGTGCAGACTTAGTAACTAATACAGGATCAATGATACCTTCATCAATCATATTAACATGCTCACCATTAATTACGTTTATACCTATACCTTCGCCATCTAGCATACCAACGTTAGTGTCGATGCCAGCATTATCTAAAATAGTTGCCATAGGTGATAATATAGCTTCAACGATTATCTCTTCACCCGCATTGTCGGGTTCGATTTTTTTGGCAGCGTTAAAGAGGGCTACGCCGCCCCCTGGCACTATACCTTCCTTCAAAGCTGCTTTTGTAGCATAAATAGCATCTTCAACTCTATCTTTTTTCTCTTTCATCTCTACCTTAGAGTTAGCACCTACTTTAATAACGCCAACAGAGCCAGATAACATTGCCAGCCTCTGTCTATGCTTCTTCTGTATAAAAGGATTTTTTTCCCATTTATCAATAACTTTCTTTATTGATTTAATTCTTTCTTTTAATTCTTTTTCAGGAGTATCTATAGTTAATACAGTATGCTTATCGTCTGTTACAGATGTGTAAGCTTCGCCTAAACAGTCTATATCTACAAGATCTAAATCATCACCAAGCTCTTCATTAATAACTTTAGCACCTACTAAAAATGCTAAATCTTCTACAGTATCTTGCTTTGTAGGACCAAAACCAGGTAAATCAATAATATTTACTTTAATATTACCTTTTACTTTGTTCATAAGTAAAGCTGCTTTAACCTGTTGTGCTACTGGCGCTACTATCAATAGCGCTCTATTGTTCTTAATAACATGCTCTAGTACTTTTTGTATCTTACGGACGTTTGGTATTTCAGA